ATTTTACAGTAAATTGGTGGTATGTTCGCGTTAAGATATGCCATAAGTTCCTCATTTTATTTCGCCCCAATTAGGTCCTGATTCGTAATCCACTTTATTAGGAACTTCCAATTCTACTGCTTGTTCCATTATTTGTTTTATTTTATCAGCTTGAGCATCGGATTCAACAGAAAAATCAAGTTCATCATGAATTTGAATATGTGCAATGTATCCTTCTTTATATAAATCAACCATAGCTTTTTTAGTCATGTCAGCAGCTGATCCTTGTATTAATCTATTTAAAGATTTATATGTAAATGCTCTTCTAGTTGGATTGTTATGCCAATAATTTTTTCTAGGATTACCATGTTTATCTTTTAAAACATTATCTTCAGAATCTTTTAAGTATGGTCCCATCTTTTGTAACTCTAACATTGTTTCATGATCTTCTGCAGGTACATAAGTTCCCCAGTCAGAACCTCTTAGTATTGGTTCGTATTTAGGAAATCTACATCTACGTCTCAATAAAGTTCTTATCATTCCGTTGTTAGTTGCAATATTCATTAATTTATTTGACAACTGTTTTACAAATGGAACCTTAGCGTGATATTTAGAAAATAATTCTTCAGCAGAATCTTTTGATAAACCTAATTCATTTTGAAGTTTGGCTTTACCCATTCCATAAAACAATCCAAGGTTAATTGTTTTTGCATCTTTTCTATCTATGTCTGCCATCTGTGCTACAATTTGGTGAAAGTCTGTAGAAGGATTATTATTATATTCATCACCGATTGTATATGCTGATGGTAATTCAGCTTTCATTCCATAATGTGTAACTAATCTTGGTTCCTGTTGCGAGTAATCAAACGTACCCCACTTCATACCTTCTTCAGGTATAAATAGTGATCTTAACAATGGACCTGTTTCCGGATCCCTGGCAGGTATTTGCTGCAAGTTTGGGTTATGATAACTAAATCTTCCAGTAATAGTTCCTCCATCATCAGATCGTATTTGATTAATATCTGCATGTATTCTACCGTTATGTTCATATTTAATAATTGAATCAATAAATGTAGTTCTAACCTTGTTTATTTTTCTAGCTTCTGCTATCATCTTAACTAGAGGATGTTCATGATTAGAAAGAAAACCTTTTGTAAAAGATGGTTCACCAGTAGGAGTTTGACTGTATGTTAATTTCAATTTATCAAAAAGTGGTGCAATACTTCTTGCAGCCATTAATTGAATGTCTACTCCTGTTTCTTTTTTTATGTGTTGTATTAATTTTTCTTCTTTTATTGCCAATTCTGTTTTCAATTGATTGGCTCTGGTCACGTCTACCCGCACCCCTAGGAAACGCATATCGACTAAACAAGGAAACAAATCACTTTCAAGATTAAATATATCTTGAAGATCATCTTCAATAATTTGTTTTTTAAATTTCTGCCATAATTCTAAAGTTAGTTCAGCATCTTTTTCTGCATAGTGTCCAACATCCATTGCAGGCATTTTCCACATATCTGCTTTTGGATCTAAACCTCTTGCCTTAGCAGCTTGTACTAATCTTGCTTCACTCTTACCTTTATTCAACCATGTCCACGCACATGAGTTTAAAGTAAATTGAAATCTATTTTCATCAATCAATGATGCTGCAATCATAGTATCTATAATTCTACCATTAATATCAAAACCTAATTGTCCTCTAATCCAACATACGTCGTACATTGCATTATGAAATACTTTGTCTGCAGGTGATTCACATACATCTTTAAACCAAGATAAAACTTTTTTCTTGTCCATGTTTGGACCACTACCATGAGCTATTGGAAAATAACCTGACCAACCTTCAACAGCAACAGCTATACCTACAATTTCTCCGTTACCTATAATTGCACCTGAACCTTTAGATTTTAAATCTGGATCACGTGTTTCTAAGTCAATACCAATCTCAGGATAATTTCTAAGATCAGGAAATTCTTCTGGTTGTAACCATTCTGTTTCTGGAACTATCATATTAAATTAAATAAATAGATTGTTAAAATACATAAACACATTAATTCGGTGTAAACATTCATTTCTTTTTACCCATGTCTTTCATCTTTTTAATTTCTAATTCACAATAATGAATTACTTTTTCTAAATCTTGTATACCGTTTTTATTTTTATAACGACACACATACTTTATAACGTTTCCCTGAAAAAAGGAAAGGTCATTCTTAGAAATGAATTCATAAGGTTGAATGTGAAAGTCTTTATAGTGACTCCCACCTATCTGCTTACTCTGTGGAAATGCACTATCAAACATATCTTTACTTGTCATATATTATACTCCGTTAGTTTATTTTTAGTTTTTAATTTATATAAATTATTTCTTGCTCTTGTTATTCCTACATACCAAACACGATGTTCTTCATCTTGTTTCTCTATACTGTTTTTTATAGATCGTTGTATCTTTGATCCCTGGTGCATGGACAATATTACATTATCTTCTTCACCACCTTTTATAGAGTGTATTGTAGAAATTTTTATTCTTGCATCTTTATTTAAATCTTCACCTTTATTTAATAAATTTAATATGTAACTTTTTTCTTTCTGTGGTGCTTTAGTAAATAGTTTATACCAATCTTCTTTTTCAGTTATTTCTTCTTTATCGGTAATTTTTAAAACATCTTTCCAATCTGTTTCTCCAACCTTTTCACCATTACACCAACTTAAATATGTTTTTATTTTATTATATAATTTTGTATGGTAACTTTTATTTCCTTTAAATTGATAATATATATTTTTATTTTTCAATTCTTTCATTATTTCAAATGCAGTATCTTTAATTCTTGTAAGTATTAACCACTTCCCTTTACTTAAATCTACTTGATTTAAATTAGAGATATAACTGACTTTTCCTTCATGATCTCTTGGTAAATATTCTTTATGTTTTTTTGCACCTTTAATTCTATTTACTGGAACCTTAGATTGTATTTGTATATTCTTTGCAATTCTTTTTGAAAATTTTAATACTCTTTCTTTTGCAGGTTCATCTATAAATCTTTTTACATCTGCACCGGCCCATGCATATATTGCCTGGTCATCATCTCCTGCTAAATAAATATCCTTAGTTTTTGTTTTTAAAACATCAAATAGTCTCCATTGCATTGGAGATAAATCTTGAGCTTCATCTATAAAAATAACTTCAAAGTTAGGTATGTCTGGTGAATCAATCAATAATTTAATCATATCATTGAAATCATAGAGTTTTTTTGCACTCTTATATTTATATAAATTTTTATAAATATAGTTAATCATACGTTTTCCTTTTATAACTTTAGGATCGTATTTACCGGTATTGTATTCCGATACAGGTTCAATACCTTTATTCTCAGCTTTGTTTATTAATTGTAGGTATGGGTTATCATGTCTTAAATAACATACTTCTTCATCATTATATTTATCTTTATATTTAACTCTTAATCCAATTTTCTTACCAAAGATTTGATAATGTTCCGGTTGCAGTATTCTTGATTCGTGTAACTTTAATGTTTTAAATCCAAAAGAATGTAACGTTTGAAAGTAAGGTAATTTCTTTTTATCAAATGGCATTCTTGATTTTGCTTCTTCTGCAGCTTTTTTTGTAAATGCAAAATAACCAATCTTATCTAATGGCACACCTTTACGAGCATAAGCTCTTGCTCTACTTATAAGTCTATAAGTTTTACCTGTACCGGGAGGACCATAAAATTTATATATCATTACGCTATATCTTCTCCACTTTCATCAAACTCTATTAATTCATCTGGAGCTTCATCTTCTATAAATGTATCTAACTTAACACACACAGCCCAAACAGGTTTATTAGAATCTTTTTGACCCTCTGCTTTTGGATATCTTTTCTGTTTATATTCTGCTTTAAAATTTCTTTTTACATCTTCTAAAGTCTTGTCACTTTTAGTTGCCCATTGATGTGTTCTTTTTAATTCATCATAAAAATGACTCCAAGTAAACCATGCATAACCATCTTCTTTTAAAACAGAACCTTCTTCAAATGTTACAGAACTTTCTGCCTGTGCTCCGTTAATCCATTGTCTTAATTCATTATACAATATACCAATAGGTTGAGTTTCTTTCTCTGGCCATTCAGATTGTGATGTACTTAACAAACCATTTATCATTCTTGTAAATGGTGCGTTCTTCATTGTTGGTGGTAATATATTAGCATGCGCTGCTAATAATGCTTTGATTCTTTTTTGATCAATTAGATATTCAATATTTTTTGCAAATATTTTTTTAATTTTACCTGATGGCATTTTAACATCTAATTCAAATGCAGGTTCAGGTCTATATTCCCATTTAGTTACACTTACTATTTCAGGCCAATCAGCATATACTTGACCTCCTATTCCAAACTTTCTTTTTAAACAAACGTTTTTATTACAAAAACTACTTACAGGTTTTCCATTACATTTATAACTTGCAGTTTCTTTTTTCCATAATCTTATTTTTTCATCTATCTTTTTAGTATCCCAACTAACATCATAAACAATTAATTCTTCTGCTTTATCTTTTACAACTTTTTCCCATTTATCTGAAAATCTTTTCTTAGCCCATACCATAATATTATATAAAAACTCATCTCTACCATCTGGTAATTTACTATGTGCTCCACCGTCATCTGGATCAGAATAAGTTCCTTTTTCTAATTGACCACAGATAACAGATAAACATGGTGGTCCATCTTTAAACTCATCGCTTTGTCCAACTAATGCATTACTTATTGTCCCTGTTTTTATTTCTTGTAACTCTTGTTTTGTTTTAGAATTTAATTTGACTACTTTCATAAAAGTATCAAAATCCATTTCATCACCTGAAGTAAACATTGCAACTCTATCATTTTTTCCAAAGTATGGAATATTGATAAAACTTCCTACTGATCTATTGCCATCTGATCCTTCTGATTTTAATGTAGTTTGTTTTGGATATACTTCTGTATTAGGTGGTAGTCCTAATATAAATAACATGTCTTCTAAAAATTCTCTTATGTCTGATGCTTTTACTTTTTCTTTTGTAAAAACATATAAATGTAATCCACCACTTTTTGATTTTACTGGTATTAATGGTAATTCTTTTTTCTCTATAATTTCTAAATATTTTTTAGGACTGAATGTAGAATAATTTCTTGGATCAATATCTATTGCACCGAACACTGCATTGTCATCATCATCACAAGGTTGTATACCTATAGAACGTGTGCCTTCTAAATGTTTTAAATAATCTTCTTCTTTAATAGAAGTTTTTGACCAACCATAATCTCTTTTTTCAAAATAAACTTTACCTGTTGCCGGATCTATTTTTTTATTTTCCCAATTACAATAACCATAATTACGTTTTAAACCGCTAAATATATCTATAAACTCTTGCATTTCTAACCTTTAATAAAATTAAATTTAATGGGCGGATCCAGTCTCCCTTCCCCGCCCACTCCGCGGAATTATGCGATGTCTTCTTTTGGTTGCTCAACCTTTTCATATTTAGGTTTAGCAGTTCCTTTTGAGACTTGTTCTTGAAACTCTGCTCCCATTTTAAATAATGAAGCATCAGATTCATCAGATAAATCTAACATTCTTTCAAACGTAGGTTTATAGACATGCCAACTTTTATCCCCTGCATTTTTAGCTGCAGTTTTTAATTTGAACACACCCATAAATGTAGGCGCTTGGAATGAACCTTTAGCATCTTGAGTTTTAAGATTCATCAATTTATTATTTAAATCCCTCGCAGGAGTTAAATTTGATGATCTCATTGTCATGACTGCTTTTCTAGGTGAACCATTTACCATTGCAATGATGTAGAAATAAATAGTTTTTTCAACATAGTTACCATTTGATAATCTATATTTAATACCTCTTATTTCTTCTTGTGCATCAGTAGGTGGATTCATGTGTGTTGCAACCGGAGCTGAACTACCCTCACCTTTTTCTTGCCATTCAGGCCATCTTGTTTGAGAGTATGCAACAGTTATGTCCACACCCTTTTCACCATCTATTAGTGATCCTAAGTTAGCAGAATAAATCATGCCAGGCTCTGCACCCTCAACATATTTAGCGCTTCTTGAATTGCACTCTGGTGATAACTGATGAAGGATTTTTAATATTGGTGTTGATACATCATCAGAACCAATTTCTTCTGTTCCTTTACCAGCGTATTGTCTTAGATTGATTGAAGCTAGTGCACCTGCACTATTCTTCTTTACGACTTGTGTACTCATATGTACTCCTATTTGTTATTTGTTATTTGTTATT